ACAACCCCCAAGCGCCCTGCGGCGACCCTCTCCCAGCTACCGACGCGCAACCTTAGCCAGGAGGCGCGCCGATGAGTGGAGGAGTTACAAGCGCGCGCGAGACCGCCATCGCGGCGCTGCACAGCCGGCTCGCCACGTCGCTGGCCCTCCGGAACCCCGCGCCGCTGGTGCTGCGCGGCGAGACCATCCCGCAGCGCATCCCACTGGGCGGCATCGTCGTGGTCCGTGACGGCGAGACGGTCGAGGAGACGCCGATCCTCTCGCCGCTCGCCTGGCAGATCGAGCACCGCGCCGAGGTCGAGATCACCGTCGCCGGGGCCACACCGGCCGTGCGCAACGCCCTGCTCGACGCGCTGCTGGTGGATGTCGCCGCGGCCATCGCGGCCAACCGCACCCTCGGCGGCGCCGTCGAATGGGCGCAGCCCGGCGGCGCGTCCTTCGAAGACGTCGAGTTCGAGGGCGCGGCCGCAGCGCGCGCCGCCGCCATCCCCGTGACCCTCTGGTTCACCGTCGCCGGCTCGCCGCTGGCCTGATCCCCGTCCAGGAGAACGCCCATGCCCCGTGCCATCGGCGCGAATTGCCGCCTGCTCATGCTGCCCGAGACCACATACGGCACGGCACCCGGTAGCAATTGGCGGCGCATGCCGTTTCTCTCCTGTGATCTCGGCGCGGAGCAGCCGCTGCTCGATGCCGACGTCATCGGCGTGGGCAGCAACCGCGATCCGGCCGCGCCCTTCCTCGACACGGTGACGGTGGCCGGCCAGGCGGTGGTGCCGGTCGATCTCATCAACATCGGCCACTGGCTGCGGCTGCTGCTCGGCGCTCCGACCACCACCGGCACGACGAACTTCATCCATACCTTCGGCTCTGGCGCGGCCTCGCTGCCCAGCAACGCGATGGAGATCGGCTATCCGGACGTGCCGTCCTTCGACGTCTGCACGGGCGTGCGCGCCGATACGCTGGAGCTTGACTTCACGCCCACCGGCGCGGCGACCGCGACCTTTGGGCTGCTCGGCCAGGGATCGGTGCGGACCGGCGCGACCTCCGGCGGCACGCCGACCAGTGCGGCTTACACGGCATTCAACAAGGCGCAGGGATCCATCACCCGCAGCGGCTCGGCGCTGGCGCAGGTTACCGGCGCGCGGCTCACCTACGCCAACGGCATGGAAGCGGTGCGGACCATCCGCGCCGATCGTCGTGTCGAGGGCGTGGATCCGGGCATTGCGCGCTGCACGGGCCAGATCACCGTGCGCTTCGAGAACACCACGCTGCTCGCCCAGGCACAGGCCGGCACCTCGGCGGAATTCGCGCTGGCCTTCACGATCGACGCCAACCGCAGCCTGACGATCACGCTGCACGAGGTCTATCTGGCGCTGGCCAAGACGCCGATCGAGGGGCCAGCCGGGGTGGAGGCGAGCTTCGATTTCAGGGCCGCGTTCAACGCCACGGCGACGCGAATGATGACGGCGGTGCTGCGGAACCAGCAGGCGGGGACGGAGTACGCGTGACGCTCGTGGCGTCGCCGGTATGTGCCAAAATGCGAAGCCTCCTGGTTCAGGGGTAATCGTCATCCTTGGATCACATGCCGTGCGGCGTCCGCTCAGCGTTGAGCAACTGCCTCCCGCGCGGCAGCGGCCTTCGCGGCGCCCTTGCGCCATAGCTTGACCGACGAGGCCAGCAGGATGGCGCCGAGTACGATCTTCAACGCGTCGACCGGAATAAAGGGCAGCAGTGCGGCCCCTGCCATCGCGCCGAGGATCGACCCGGTCGCCATTGGCGCAGCGACCCCACGCAAGACCGCACGGTCGCGGTAGCCACCGGCTCGGGCATGGCGCAGCACGCCGACGGCCACGGCGGGCAGGCTGACCATGAGGCTCGCGGAACCTGCCGCGCGTATGTCGAGGCCGAAGCCGAAGATCAGCGTCGGGATGATGAGTTCGCCCCCCGCCACGCCGAGCAGCGAGGAGACGAGGCCGATGACCGCCCCGGCGACGGCGCCCGCCGGGGCGCGCCACCAACCGCCGGGCTCCGCCCCGAGGTGCAGCGCCTCTCCCGCGATAGCTTCGACAAGGAGCAGCGTGCCGATGCCGGCCAGCAGCACGGCGATGACGCGCGTCAGCCGGACGGCGTCGATCCGCGTGAGCAATCCGGCGCCGAACCACGCCGCTGTCATCGCAGCAAGGGTGAGCGCGGCGATCTCCGGGGCGTGCGGCCAGAGGTCCGGCGCCGTGCCAAAGCCGAGCCTGGCCACCGCGGAGGCGCCGAGGGTGACGAGGCTGACCAGCAAGTTCAACCGCACCGCCTGGTGCGCCGCCAGCGCAAAGACGCCAAGCAGGACCGGTAGCCGGAACTCCGCACCGCCGAGGCCGATCAGTCCGCCCAGAGTACCGATGGCGGCCCCCCAGCCGAGCGCGGAGAGTGACGAGGTTCTCATGCGGCGCTGCGTCGTGCCATGGCGTCACCTCAGGCCCGGCGCGGACGCGCGGCGAACGCCACGGCGCCCTCGACAGGGCCGAGCCGGCCGTGCCGGGTCTGGTTCGACGGACTGCGTCGGACCATGGGGCTCTCCTGTCGCTATCTTTCTCTGTAGATAGTGGTCGGTGGCTGCTGCCTGCAACTGGCGGCGGTGGCGCCTCTGCCGACATCGTGGTTCCCTCGCCCGATGGGGGCGAAGCGAAGCAGTAGGGAGAAGGGCGCGCGCCGGGCGCTAACGCTGCGCCTCGCGCTCGGTGAGGGTGTGGCGCTCGGGCCCGGCAAGGCGGATTTGCTGGCCGGCATCCGCGACGCGGGCTCCATCGCCGCGGCTGGGCGGCAGATGGGGATGAGCTACCAACGTGCCCACGACCTCGTGGCGGCGCTGAACGCCGACTTCCGGGAGCCCCTGGTGGCGACCGCGATGGGCGGGACAGGCGGCGGCGGGGCACGGCTCACACCGCTCGGCGAGGAGGTGCTGCGCGCCTACCGCGATGCGGAGGCCGCCGCCGAGACAGCCGTGGCGGACCGACTTGCCTGGCTGCGCAGCGCGCTGGCGCGGCGGGACTGAGGCCGCACCAGCAATAGCCGACATCTCGGCGGCAGCTTCGCCGAGCGGACAAGACCCAAGCGGAACAACGGAGAATCGCATGCTCACCCTCGACCTCCCGGTCGAGCCGTACTGGCTCGACCTGCCGCGCGGCGTCCGCGTGGAAATCCGCCCCGTCACCACCGCCGTGATGGCCGCGGCCCAGGCCGGCTCCGCCCGCCGCCTCGGCGCACTGCGCGCCGCCGAAGCCGACCTCGACCCCGACATGGCGCGCGGCCTGGCCTTCGCCTTCCTGGTCAAGGCGCTCGCTCGCCACGCCGTCACCGCCTGGGAGGGCGTGGGCGACACCACCGGCAAGCCGCTGCCGCTCTCGCCCGAGGCGGTCGAGCGCCTGATGGACATGGACGAGATGGCTGCCGCTTTCTGGGATCGCGCCACCGGCCCGGTCGCCGCCGTGGCGCTGGAGGGAAACGGCTGAGGGCTCGGGCCGAGTGGCACTTCGGACAGGGCCCTGACTATTGCCGCGGCTGCGCGGCGCTCGATCGCGATTGTGGGCTCGCCTGTCCCTACGCCACGCACGCGCCGGCCAGTGTCGAGGGCGCCGCAGCCTGGGCCGCCGGCACCAGCTGCGCCACGGCGACCATGGCCGGCCTCGACCTCGACATGCCGGCCGCGCTCGCCACCGCCCGCGAGATGGGCGCCACCGGCTGGGCTGCGGCGGAGCTCCTGCTGGCCATGCGCATGGGCCTCGCCACTGGCAGCGCCGCACGCCGCACCGATCCCCCCGGACCCTGACCACCCGACTGACGCAGGAGGCGTGACGCATGGCGGATAGCACGCGCCGCGTCTCGGTCCGGCTGTCGCTGGACGACGCCGCCCGCGTCAAGCAGGAGCTGCGCGAGGTCGGCGAGACCGGCCAGCGCAGCCTGGAGCGCATCCAGGGCGGCGCCGACCGGGCCTCCCGCGCGCTCGACCTGCTCGACGTCGCCGTCCGCGGCGTGCAGATCGCCGGCCTCGCCGCCGGCCTGCGTGCCGTGGTGGTGGCCGGCGATGCGCTCACCCAGTCCATGGGCCGGCTGAACACCGCGCTGGGTTCGGTCGAGCGTGCCGGCGAGATCTACGACCGCCTCTACCGCGACAGCCTGCAAACCGGCGTGGCCGTGCGCGAGAGCGTGGACGCCTTCGCGCGCTTCTCGATCGCCGCACGGGAAATCGGCGCCACGTCCGACCAGGTCGCCACCCTGGTGGGCGGCCTGCAGCGCATCGCCATCGCGTCGGGCGCGTCGCAGCAGGAGATCGCCTCCAGCACGCAGCAGCTGGCGCAGGCGCTGGCCTCCGGCACGCTGCAGGGCGACGAACTGCGGAGCATCCTGGAAGGCCTGCCCACCCTGGCGCAGGCGCTGGCGCGCGAACTCGGCGTCTCCATCGGTGAACTCCGCAAGCTCGGCTCCGAGGGCAAGCTCACCGCCGACACGGTGTTTCCGGCGCTGCTGCGCGCCGTCGAGCGACTGAACGGCGAGTTCGAGCGGGCGCCGCTCTCGGTGGGCCGCGCCTTCGGGCAGCTCACCGCGGCGGCGGATCAGTTCCTCGCCCGGCTCGACCAGGCGATCGGCCTGTCCAACGCCCTGGCCCGCGCCCTGTCCGGCGCCGCCCGCGTGCTGGACGGCGTGCGCCGCGGCTCCGGCCTGCTGCTGCCCTCCGAGCAGGAGGCCGATCGTCGCGCCCAGGCCGAGGCCCTGCGCGCCCAGATCGCCCGCCTCGAGGCCGAGAACGACGGCCGCGACAGCCTGCGCTCCCAGCCGCGCCGAGGCAGCATCCAGGGCGGGCTGGTGGGCACCGCCCAGCAGCAGGCGGGCGTCGATCGCGCCGCGCGGCTGGAGGAACTGCGCCGCCAGTACTCGGAACTCCAGGAGGAGATCACCCGCGGCGAGCAGGCCGCCGGCGAGCGCCAGCGCACCGAGCAGGAGGCCGCGGCTGGCCAGGCCGCCGAGGCCCGTCGCCGCCGGACCGCAGCGGATGCCGAGGAACTCCGCAAGGCGCTGGACGACCGCTTCCGGATCAACAGCGAATACGACGACCG